ATGGAAAAGAAGCGCATTGATGTAATAGCAAGTGAAGAATCATTCCGTAACTTATCACCCTTTATAGAATTAGAAGAATTAAACAAAACTATACGTGCATACAGAGACACTATTCGTATGTCTATTAAGCGTAGCGATGTACAATCTAAACTCATTACATTACTTGAAATTTTAAAGCGCCACAGCTGCAAATATGTAGGTGTTAGTTTCCTATGCAAAAATAGAATTGCTGAAAAGATGGAAGTTTCATATAAGACTGTACAACGTTTAATGAAGAAACTTGTGGATCTAGACATGATTAAACAGATAGCAATGAAGCGCACAAAAGATATGCTTCAAACTTCAAATGCTATTATCATTCAACCGATTGTGGAAGAAGTGTCCGACAAGGTAGATACAAAAAGTCCTACAAAGTGTCCTACCATTAAAACAACCCCTATTTCCTTAAAACAAAATATAAAAGATATAAACAAACGTAATAGTAATGAGAATAGCAATACTCCAGAAGAGAATATTGAACAAGCTGATTATGTAGCACACTGGGTACCAGAACGTTTTATTTCTTTAGTTAGCTCTTTTTACAGTGAATCTAAAACAATTCAAGAACTGTGGAAGGTCGTGAAACAGTGTAATAAAGTTACAAACTTCTCTACAGGTGATAAAGCATTTAATACAAAACAGGAGCTTACTATTGGCTTAAAAGCTATTAAAGAGTTTGTTATGAAAATTAAATCCGGAGCAAAAATGAAGAAGGGTAAATTTGCTTATTTCAACGGAATTGTAAATAACTTAATGGACAAGTTCTACTTTGATAAAGAATTTATGGGGATGTAACATTTACAGTTATTACGTAAAATTGGTATGATTTACTTATTACTTCAAGGAGGTTATTTCATGAGTTATGATACTGTAGCATCGCTACAACGTATGCAACAATTAGAACAAGCTCAAGCTGCAACTGGTAAACGATTAATATTAAAGCCAATATATTCGTCTGTAGATGTTGCATTAATAATTGTTGCGGTTATTCTATTCATTCCAACCTTTACTTTTTCTTTAGTGGCATTTTTAGTTTACTATTATACAAAATTCTTTTTCATGAAAACACGATTAGTAAAGAATGTAGCTACAGGTGAGAAGTTTTATGTGAATAAAGAAGATTTTAAGCAATATAAGAAGAATTTCAAGAAGAAGGAAAAACAAGTTAGAAGGATATCTGATTTGTAATATTTCCCCTATCAAAATATCTATTTTATAAATCTAATAACAGAGAGGATATAACAAATGAGCTCTAATAATTTTTTTCCAGCAATAACTTCTATTAATCTCTTTACCCAAAAAGATTCTTCTGAATTAATATTATATAAAGGTCAAGATAACGTTCTCCATGTTTCATGCACAATTGATGGACTTACTCGTAGAACTCTTCCATATATACATGAAAGTCTTGATTACATAGCAATATGGTTTACTTTATATCATCAATTTGGTGGAAGAGAAACAACAATTGTTAGAAGATATTTTGTCGAGTTTGATCCAAAAGAATGGTTCATTCCCAAAGATATCGATCGTGTTGTTTTTGAAATACCTGTGGACGATGACTTTTCTGATTTAGATTTCATAAGCAATTATTATTACTTACAAATAAGTTTTACTGGCAAACGTCCTCATGAAATGGGGATAGAGCAATCCATTCATGATAATCAAATATTCAATACAAAAATTCCGTTTGTAATTAAAGAGGTGTTATAATTATGGGAGAAATCGTAGAATTAATACAGGATAGAAATCGAAAAGTTAAAGATGATGACAACAGTGGAGGTGGTGGAGGAATGAACAACTATGCTACTCATAAAGATTTAGACAATCTTAAAGAACAGTTGAATAACAGTCTGAAACTGACCGATAAAAATATAGAATTAATGTTCCTCAAAGAACGCGAATATCACAACAACAATAAGAGAGAATCAGTAAAATGGATTGTAGGAACAGGAATTGCTGTTACTGGGATAATCCTTACATTTATAAAACTCTTTGTCATGTCTTAATCAAAAAAGCCGACTCATAAAAAGAGTTGGCTTTCAAATTATTCATATGGTCTATATTTTTCTCTTAATTGCCCTAATTCCTCAGCCAGTCTTTCTACATCTTCACGAAAGTACAACGAAACCCTATCGACTACTTTAATAGGAACAAGTCTCCCTTGTTTTACAAGTACATGTAATCTTTGGGTTGTGACACCTAATAAGTTTACGGTTTCATTTGCTGTTAAAACTACTTGGTTAACTAACTTTTCTATTTCTTCACGACTTATTTTATAGTCCATACTCATTTTTCGTCCCTGCCTTTTTTCCATAAAGAAATTAAATTAATAACAAGCGCTATAGCTAAAATTATTGTGGAAGCAATTCCTAAGTAGTCACTTACTTCAGGTTTCTTATAGTTTGTTACTGTAACCACTAATACTAAAAATAATGCTAATACCAAAATATTTCGATCTAATTTCATTTTTACATGGATTGGATTTTGTTTAATTTTGTAATCATGTTATAATATTTTTTAAGAGTGGGGGAATTTCTTCCCCCGTGGTATTACTTGCGTCTAGTCTTGCGGGCTAGGCGTTTTTCTATTTCTTCTTCCTTTTTCTTCTCCTTTCTATCTTTCATATCGTTTAGGTTTTTCTTTGCTGTTATGATTCCTACCACCATACCTACTATGTAAGCTAGATTTTTAAGAACCTTTTCTGTTAAGTCCCAATCCATGTTTCTCACCTCCCTTACATATATAATTATACCATACCTGTTTATTGTAATCAATAGCTTATAGTTAATTAATTGATATAAAATAAAAAAACCGACTCAATTAAGAGCCGGCACTTTTCATGCTTACTATTTAATTTTTACATAATAAGAACTAGCTGTAATATAGAACACATTACCTCTACTATTCTTCACTTTATATTGCTGCGAGCCATTTACAGATACTTTATCAATAATAGTGAATCCTAAACCTTCATCGACAGTTCCTGCAACATCTCTATCAGACCAGGAAGCTTTTGAATAGAATCGTAAGTCATTCACTTTAGAAACTACACGTTTACCTTCCACAGATAAAGATTCTTCTTTATAGTGAATGTATGATGTATCGTTATAAATCCACTGATTCCCTCCAAGATTTAACCAGTTTCCTACTTTACCCCAAACTTTATATGATTCACCTTTTTGTAGCTTGCGGATGACGTTATTGCTTGTGGATGGTCCAGACCGAAGGTTTACATTTTGACCATCAATATAAGCCACACCACTTGCTTCTGTTACACTTTCAGATGGTTCTTGTGGTTTTGGTTTAACTGATACAGAATCACCATTATATGCCTTTAAAACATCGTTTCTAAATTGGGATTCTGATACACCATGACTCTTTAGATATTGTATTGGGTCCTCATGATCTGTACCACCTAATTTGTAAGTAATATCTTTATGAGTCCACAATCCAACGCTTGGATGGATATTTCTATCTTTTAATATTTTTGCAAGCAACTTTACATATCTTTCATACGATTTTTTGAATTTAGTAGGGTCACTAGTTTCGGAAAGCTCTACATGTACAAACCTAGCATTTGCCGCTGGACCTGCACCCCATGCACGATACTTAGTAGATGCAATTTGAATGTTTTCATCCCAATCCGTTGCATAATGTACAAAAGCATTTCTCCATGTTCTAGCTTCATAATTTCTAATATTAATAGCAGGTGCTTCTGGTGTCGCTGTGGAATGCGCAACTACCCCCTCATATGCACCCACACCATATCTATATCCTTGCTTTGGTAAATCTGGAATAATCATTTCTCTATCTGCAAAAACACTTCCTACAGATGTTAATAGAATAATAGAAGCCGTTGCAACTGAACTTAATACTTTAATAGATTTTTTCATTTCACATCACCATTCCCCATAATTTTTTGTTTGATATCTGATACATCATTTGCTAATGAACTAAAGGCTTTTGCTTGTTCTTCAATTACACCCTGGTTCTTTTCAATGACCTTTTGATACTGCTCTTCACGCTGCTCATTCTTTTTTTGCGTAGTAAAAAGCATCCACACGAATAATGCTGCGAATGCTCCTTGTTGCATCATTGAATTGAAAATTGCATCTTCCATTGTTCTCATCTCCCCAAAATAAAAAGAGCAGCGAAATCGCCCCTCTTTGTTATAAAAATTGTATTTTTTTCAAAAATAAAAAGCCCACTATTGTGCGCCATCCGTAATTAAATCTTCTCTTCCATTGTCAGTTAAATATTTATCGATTCTTTCTTTGTAAGCTTTCATTTTGGTGATAACAACTATATACGTATAAACTTCATCAATTACTCGTTGCGCCATGTATTCAGCCATATATCATCACCCCTTTTATCCCATAATCAATTCATCTAAAGCCTTCTGCATTAACTCCATTTGCTTTTTTATTTGTTCTATCTCTGAAGGTTCTTCAGGTTTCGGTTCTTCAGGTTTTGGTTCGACTGTTTTTACCCATTTACCATTTGTGAATATAGGATAATAAATACCATCGGGACAAACTTTCAAAGTACAGTTAGCAGGGATGTCAGGTTCGTACCCTACAATTACATTTTCTTCATAAGGCACTTGAACAGTTTCATACTCTACCTTGTACATTACGCAATCCGGGCAATCGTGCTTGTCGATTGGATCTTCTTCACCTTCATACGTACCATCTACTACGGATTGGTGCAACGAGCATAGCTTCTCTTCTGTGACGATCTCCTTTTGTTCCTCTCGGTGGAACGTTTGTTTTTCGTAAATTGGTTTCTCATTTAAAGGGATCATTTCAGTGAACTTTCCGTTTGTATCGTAACAATATCCATATTGTCGCATTTATATTCCTCCTATTACTAGATAGGTTAAACTAAATAAGTTAATGTGAAGTCTACCCGTTTACCTTTTGCATTAGTGCTTAGAGCGACCGCTCCTGTAGTACCGTTGATAAATACTTGCACCATTGCCGTTCCGTCCGACGTAGGAGTATAGATAGAACGGTTGCCACCTGTCGGTCTTAAATCGGATGGAAGAGTCGCTACTATTACGCCTGTAGCATTTGCATTAAGTACTACTGCACCCTTTAACTCCACGGTACTATTTCTTCGAATAGTCATCAACGGATAGTTAACATCCGGTCCTGTAGCTTCTGCCGATAGCGGAATAGTAGTTGAACCGTCCAGTTTCGTAGATAATGCTGCAACTGTGACTACTCCTGTATTAAGATTCAATGTAAGTTCTTTTTGCCAATCAACTGCACCTGCCATCTTCGGACCAACTGACCACTTACTCTGTGAGTCATTTATTACAATTGATACACCTTTGTCGGTATTAGCTTGTAATACATGCTCTACATTGTTTCTTAAATTAGTAACGCCATTGAAAGTCATATTACCTGTTGCAGTGTCTCCTGCTTTTTTGAGAACATCGTCATTTAATGCATGTCTGTCCCAAGCGTTCCAAACGTTTGCACCTGTCATTTTTCTAGTCCATGTAAATGCACGAGTTCCTGCTAAGACTGTAGCAATTTGTTTAACATAGCTTCTATCGGAATATCGAACAACATCTACATAGAAGAACGCCGTTGTTCCGTCCGGTGAGCTACCTAAATTGTTACCACCATATGAGCCGGGTTTTTGTAGAGAATCTAAATTTTGTCCGTTAATATTGATAGTGTCCCCATTAGGTTGTACAAGTTCCGTGTATGCTTCCGTTTTTTTGACAAGGTTTGTGTTTGATACAACGTTAAATGTATTTGTAGCCGGAGAATAATTCCAAGCACCCGTTTCGGTTGCACCATTTCTTCCAAACCATTCAACTAATCCCGAAGGGTGAAAAACAAGTCTTCCTAGTTGAGTTTGATCGTTGTACCATTGCAACATTTTCGCGCCGTCTTTAGTTTGGAAATTTAAGTTACCCGTCATAGTATCGCCGCTACGTTTCACAACGTCCATTCCGTTCAATTTATTTTGCAGTTGAGTTAATTGTGTATTAATAGCCGTCCATCTACTGTTAATATCATCGACTAGCAATTGCGCTTGTTGAATTAACTCTTCCAATTCAGAAATATATGGGCCACTCATTGTATGGCCTGTCATCGCATCAGCTAATGTTACTAGTCCGAAATCTTGTGTTGAAGCCCGTACCGTTCCACCCTGTTCAATTGAGAAATATGATCTTTTCCCAACACCGGCTACACCAAACGTTTCTGGTCTGAATGTATATTCGAAATTACCTTGTGTAGCATTGATTATTTTAACGCCTGAAGTATCACGAACATAAGCGTTGTTCGGTTTCAATCCTTCATAATAAATCGTATTACCAGTTAAATTATAAGGAACACCACCATCCACAACGAAAACGTTAACTGTATTACTCACTTTATCACCTTGACGACCTGTAACTACTGCGTTTAATTGTGCTTGTAAATTTTTGTTTATGTCCAATACCAGTTTAATTTTCATATTGTTTTATCCCCCCTTCATTATGGTTAATTTCAAACTCATCTTCTGTTATTACTTTAGGACTATATTCTCTATCGAAAATACTAGATTTACGTTTAGTAGCACTTCTAAAGCTAAATGCTTCGAATACAGGTTCTTCTTTTACAATCTTAATCTCGTAAGAAAAATCAATATCATTTTCGCTTTCCACAATAAAAAAAGTTCCCGTCCGTTCGGAAACCCAAATGTCACCTTGTCCATATTTGCTAATGAATACATGGTATTTTTCTGTTTCGTTTTGTAAGAAGATAGGAAGATTAATAACGGCTTTTCCTTCCACAGTTGCTCCATTACCTATGTGGGTAAAAGTTTCGGCCGAATTCATAACACTGTGCATATCTTTTTCAACTGGTTTAGGTGCTGCCATCCTTGCAAATGAAGTTGGTTGTGGCGCATTGTCGTTCGATATTGTAAATGCCGTTGTTGCGTTAAGTATTCTATTGCCATTCATATCTAACGAGACCCTGTAATTAACCCTATCGCGCGCGTTCATTTCGACTAAAACGTGTGCGAATGTCCCTTCTTTATAAAGAAATTGCGTTGTCCCTTCATTAGAAATGCTTAATTTACCAGTCGGATCTCGAATAATACCGCCGCTAAAAATTTCACTGTTATCATCCCTAAATAAAATCCCGTTATTCGCTATCATTCTTTTATATGAATAGAAAAAATTCTTATTAATACCGGCCCAGGTTGTATTTGCGTTATTTTCTCTCAATACGAAATCTATACCAGTATCAGAAATCATTGCCAAACGTCTAGTATCGTCGGAATACAACAACTCTTGAATGTAATTTCCTTCTTTACGTCCAGATTGAGATGAAAGAATGACTTTCCTTGTATTCAACCACATATCGCGCCATGCAAATATGCCCTTATATCCATATGTTGTAGTATTATCAACCACTTCAAAGTGCGGATCATAAAGTTGCGTAGTTGGATTTAATACAGAAAAACTCAAATAACGGCCTGGCTCGATATTCATCGTTACGCCTTTTGTATTATCGGAAACTCTATACTGATACCCTAATGACCCTACTTTATTTGCATCTGAATCGTAAACAGCTAACTGCCCGAGGTTATTTAATTCCATTCGTTTGATGTTATTTACAGTTGACTGTAAACCTTCAGGCATCATTTTAATACTGTTTCCATATTCATTGAAACCCGCTCTAATCATCCCTGCATCGAGCGTACCGGTTTTTATGAAGTCCGCGACTATTGACCCATCTTTCGTGATAGCAACCCCATACGGTCCGTTCACACCTGTAGAAGAGTAACCTAGTCCGTTAACATTCCATTGCCAAACTTTTTTGGCAGTCATTTCACTATTCGTATCCATGATTAAAATACGATCTGGATAAACACGAACATAAGAGCCAAAACCACTGTTTATAAGGTTGGTAGCATTCTGTCTAGCCTCTTCTAATATATTCGGACCTAAATCCCTTACTTCGTTTTCTAAACCCGTTACACGGTCTTTAGTTCCTTTTAAATCGGTCTTCGTATTACTTAAGTCAGTTTTAGTATTACTTAAATCATCTTTTGTATTTTTCAAGTCTGTCTTTGTATTTCCTAAATCGGTTTTCGTATTGGAAAGGTCTGTTTTCGTATTCCCTAAATCAGTTTCAATACCATTAACCTTTCCGTTGGTTGTATTTAAACCTCCTTCTAATCCACTCACTTTTCCGTTAGTTGTGCTCAATCCATCTTGTATACCGTTGACCTTTCCATTCGTAGTGTTTAAATTTCCATTAGTTGTATTTAAATTGCCATTCGTAGTTGTTAAATCTTCTCTCAATTTCTTTAATCTTTCGTCAGCATCGCCCAATCCCGCGTTAATATCGGTTGTTATATTCAAAACTTCATCTTGTATTTTATCAATCTTGTTCGTTTTGCTAGTAAACGAATCTTTGAAATTACCTAGCGTTATATCAATGTATCTTTCTTTAACAGGATCATATTTATAAGATATAACTTTAGCTTGAATGTATATTCCATCCTCACTATGATCTACCGTTACAGTGTCGCCCATATAAACAGATTGTAAAACTGCAAAATCTTTATATTCTTCTGTTTGGGATAATTCTTGAAAACCAACTTTATATGTTGCTAAAGGTTGATCCACATGATCATTTTCAAACATAGCGCGTGCTTTTTGTCTCAATAAAGCATATGCATCTTCTAACGGAATAGCGTCTTCATCGTCCGCATAATCACCTATAGCCGCTTTAACATTTTCAAACGGAACTGTTTTGATTTTAGGATTAACGTATTTATCCACATTCGCACTAGTTACGTACTTTTCAGGAAGTAATAAACCATCAAATCCAATAGGCATTATCTTTGTAATCGGGCTTTGCCAATCTACACTGGCCTCATATCCTAATAAATCTTTCTTATGTTGAATAACAACACCACGATTGAGACCACGTTTTTCTAAAATATTTACATTGAAATTATCCCTTTTTAATTCGCCGCCCCAACGATTCAAGAAAGAGTTATCTTTTCCGGTATCAAGTAACGCTTCAATTGGATTCATTCGCACCAATCTAGCATTGTTCAATTTTCCAATATCACTGAAGAAATTAAATTTAGTAGGATATTGTAGAGCACCTTTTAATTGAACAAGCGCCCCTAATCCTGTTTTACCTACAATGTTTGTATCTTCTAGGAAATTATCAATTAAATCATAGAAAACGTGATAACAAAACACGCTTACGATCCCCATTGAAGGTGAAGGGTTTGCTACTCTGAATAATTGTTCTCCATCCGGTGTTGGTACTTGTATCAAGCTTTGACCTTTTATATCTAAACCATGTGGAGAAAATAACGGATATTTGAATGACAATACATAAAGTCCATTTAAATCTTCTTGAACAGTAGCTTCATGGACTGCATCACTTAAAATACCGATGCCATTGTGTAAAAAGTCTGTTTCGTCTGGTTTAAATAGTTTAATCAAACGTATCTTCCCCTAACTTCCAATTCTATTTTAGAGACGGTACCCGTCCACAGTATTTCATTTTCACCTTCTTTCAGCACAGGGAAATTCCCGATCATTTTATTATTCATTGGAAAACTTCCCGAATAACACAACGACAAATCGGAATCAACAACGACTGGATTTACAATATCTTTAATCTGGAAAGCTAGTCCATTTACGTATATAGTCACCGTTCCGCTGCCTGTAATGGTGAATTTCGGTAATGAATAAAGTGTTCCGTAGTTCATGACGGTAATTGGCATCGTTAAATTAATAGGTTGCTCAATAATATATTCATAGGGATCAGACTTAAATGTAACTTCAAACTGTCCATATTCCTCAAACTGATTATCGATATCGCCAATAGTCACACTTTTGATTTTTCTATATACATTGTCATCCGTAAAAGAAAGGGTTTTTGCGTTACGTAACCACTTTTTAATTTTTCGTAACAATGGTTTTATATTGTAATCTTCTAATGCATTAAAGTTAATGGTGAACTCTACATCTTCATAACCATTTTTCTTAGTTAAAGAACCATTTTCCCTACCTGGAATATCGATAAATTCGACCTTTTCCACCGCGGAAGGAATGGCAGGACGATCCACCATACAAACCCGGTAGTCCGTCCCTAATTTATCGTCTATTCTAATATCAAGCACGTGAAGTCCTCCCTATACCGATATTTAATGATTGACCTTTTTTAGCAAGTGCATCATCAATTTTTTCCACCATTTGTTCGATATCACGATCATTTCTCACTGAAGGATTATAAATATTAATTACAGTCGGTTCAGTAGACATCGTTGCTGCAATCCCTTCACCAATCGCACCTAATGTCTTTTTATTCAATGGTAATACACCCTCCGGTCCTGCTTCACCCGCTCCTTGGAACTGTCCACCATTCATTCCAAATATGGTTGGTCGAGTAAAAATACCGCCTTTTGCACGCCATTTTATACCAATACCAGAAGGGTACGTAATATCTTTACCTAAAATATTTCTCGTGCTAGTTTCTAAACTAAAATGTGGCATTTTAGGCATTTCCGGTTTAGGAATCTTTAATTTCAAATCACTGAAAAACCCTTTGATTTTATCAATAAATCCCTTCACTTTATCTACAGCATCTTTTATTGGATCAATAATAAATCTCTTTGCTGCATCAAATTTTTCCTTCGCAGTATTCTTCACAGAATCAAATTTCTCTTTAGCTGCGTTATATAAATCAGTAAATTTTTGTTTGACCTGATTATACGCTTCAACCACTGGATCAATCACATATTTTTTCACTGTATTCCAGGCTGAAAGTGTATATGATTTGATTTTTTCCCAGTTTTGTAATATCCAATTTGCTAATTCTCCAAGTTTTTGTTTCGTTGTATTCCACAAATCTTGGACCGGTTGAATGACATACTGTTTTACCAAACTCCACGCTGCAGACGTATATGATTTCACTGTTTCCCACTGTGAATTTAACCAGGAGACTAGCTCACCAACCTTCTCTTTTACGGTATTCCAAGCATCTTGAATTGGCTTTACGATATATTGCTTCAATAAATCCCAAGCAATCTGTGCCGCGGCTTTTATAAGTTCCCAATTATTACTTAACCAAGTTGCTAGCTCACTAATCTTATTACTTACTTCTTTATAAGCTTTTTGAATCGGTTCAATAATGTATTTACTTATTGCAGCCCAGGCAATTTGTGTACCGGCTTGTATCAATAGCCATCCTGCTTCTAAAACGGTAGAAACTGCCGAAATAATTGGATCTAAGACTGTAAGTATCGTATTCCACGTTTCTTGCCATTTTTGTACTAATGTCCCCCACAATTCAGATGCGGTTTCGACAATACCAGTCCATAGATTACTAAAGAACTCACCAATAGGAGACAATATGCTATTTGCTAATTCTAAAAATGAAGACCACGTTTTTGAAAAGAAATCAGTAATACCAGTCCAAATTTCAGATGCCGTATCAGAAATCCCTGTCCACAAGTCACTAAAGAACTTAGCAATCGGTTCGAAGAACTCATTTACCATATCTAAAAAAGAAGACCAGGCATTTGAAAAATAATCCACTGTGGAGGACCAAGCATCTTCACAAGTTTGAACTATACTATCCCACAATTCACCAAACCAATCTTTAAATTGTGACCACTTTTCAGAAAGCCAATCGGTTATCTGACCCCAATTTTGTATTGCCCAAATAACACCGGCTATTACAGCCGCTACTCCAGCGATAACACCGATAACTACTCCAAGTGTTGTACCTAATACACCAACCGCCGCTACGACCACTGCAATGATTGGTGCCAAAGTACCGACTACAGCTACTAATCCAGCAAAAATAAAAGCAAAGTTTTGAACTGGCTCTGGTAATTTAGTAAACCCGTCCACTAAAGTCTTTATCCCCTCTACTACCGGAGGTAAAACATCTTTAGCTAATTCAGCAAGTTTTTCTCCAAGTGGTTCAAATGCGGCTTGTGTTTCCCTTAAAGCGCTCTGAAATTGTTGTCCAAGTGATTCTTCTTGAAGCTTTTTCATTTCGTCCATACTTCCATTTACATCACCAAGACCACCATTTACATCATTTAGACTTAGAACAGCTTCTGCGCCCATGTCTTCCCATTTGGTACCGAATAGAGCAACACCAATCTGGTTTGCCTTTACTTTGTCATCCATCTTTTGAAGGTCACCTAATACAGCGTTAAATACATCCGCTGCGGTTCCTTTTCCTTCATTGAATGATTCCCACACCTTTTGTGTCTCTTCTGATAAATCACCAAATCCTTCTGATACACCTTTAGATCCATCTTGTACACGAATACCAAATTCTTTTACAAGGTCATTTATGTAATCTAAGTTGTATGATCCACTTTTAGTTCCATTCGCAAGAATGGTGAACATTTCATCCGCACTAAACCCCGCTTGTTTGAATAACGGCGCATACTCTGAAAGATTGTCAAAGAGTTCATCTGAATAGTTCAATCCAGCTTGAGCTCCTGCTGCTAATAAATCAAATGTTTTTTGTGTAGATAATCCAAATTGAGACATTAATTGTCCTGCACCACGAGTGGCTTCATTCAAATCAACATCATAAACTTTAGCTAAGGTTAAGACATTCTCCGATGCACCTTTTAATTCTTCATGTGGAACATCCCGCATATTTTGATAAACTTTTATCAGTGAATTATCGACCTCTTCAAGACTTTCACCAAATCCCTTTTTCCACACTTCCTTTGCAATCTTACCCAGGTTTTCAGCACCTTTTTGAGTCAAACCTAATGAAGCTTGTATTTTTCTTTGAGATCTATCAAAATCTATCGCTATACCCACAGTAGCTTTACCAAGCTCAATTAACTGTTGAGACATTCCTTGAAGCATTTGAGTAGCTTCCATCATGTTGTGCAAGTCTAATTTCTTTCCTAATTGCTCCATACCATCTGCGGCTTGCGAACCACTTTGACCAACACTATGTAACGAATTCTCAAATTGCTTCAATGTAGTTTTAGCTTGATTTAACTTTGTCTCAAGTTGCTGTACTTCTTTAGAATTTTCACCATATACTTTCTTAGTTGCACTCAATTGGCGCTCCAGATTACTTACAATCCTGCCAGTCATTTCTGTTTGTTGATTCAACTGCCTTTGAGCTAAACCTAATTTATCAGCTTCACTAGCGTTTGCTCCTAATTCAGTATTCTGTAATTTAAAAGCGCTTGTTAATCTCTTTTGCTCAGCTTCTAAATTCTTTTCACTTTGCTGTAAAGAATCTAAATCAGCTTTTGCTTTTCTAGACTTGGTTGCCTGTTCTGAAAGGCCTTCATTCGTAGTTTCTAACGAATTCTCGAATTGTTTTAAAGTAGTTTTAGCTTGGTTTAAACTCGCTTCAAGTTTTTTCACTTCTATAGAATTCTCACCATATGCACTTTTCGCTGCACTTAATTGTTGCTCTAAATTGTTTACGATTTTATCCGTCATTTCCATTTGCTGACGTAATTGTTTCTGTGCTAGCTCCAATTTATCGGATTCACTAGCATTTCGACCTAACTCAGCAGTTTGTAGATTAAAGGCGCTTGCTAATTGTTTTTGCTCTACCTCAAGCTTTTTTGAGTTCTCTTGTAAATCAAGTAATGCACCACGTGCTTCTCTTGCTTCAATTGCTTGTTCTGAAAGACCTTCGTTTACTCGTTTCATTGCATTATTTAAAGAAGTTTCAGCACGTTCTGCATCAAGTAACTTACCGTACATTTTATTGAGTTGTTCAGCTGTCGTATTCGTATCCTTAGACATTGCTTGATATTCGGAACGTAACATAGCTGTACGTTTTTTAGCGGCTTCCATTTGAATCTCTAACTTTTTCTTTTCAGCTGCTAATTTATCGGTCGCTGTTGCATCTTGACCCATTGCGGCAATATGATTTTTATATTCCTTTGCTGCATTATTCATAACCATATTAATTTGCTTCAATGTCTGAGCATACTGTACTTGTCCATCCATTTTGAAATTAAGAACAACGTTTCTTTCTTTATTATTCCCTGCCATTTTCTCACCTCACTTATCGAAACGGAGTTTGATCTAACGTGTAAATTTGTTTTGGCTTCTTCTCATTCAAAGCATCTGGGTTGTTATATCGTAGATGCATGATGAATTGTTTTAAAAAATGATTAGGAGTGATTTTCCAAAAGTCATCCATGCTTAATCCAAGCAACGTATTACCGACATAAAAATAAAAATCCCAATCCAATTCGGACTGAGATTCTTCATTTTCATTCAGTATGTTTTTTACTTTTTTTCTTGCTTCAGCTTCTCCATATCAGAGTTTTGGAAAGTTTGACCTTGGAAAATTTCCATTACAACTTTGAAAACATCAGGTAGATCATACATAGGTATTGAATTTTTGATTTCTTCAGGTGTACATTCAGTACCTCCACTGCGGACCATCGCATAAATAAGCGTACTCATTAACTTAATTTCTTTTTCACCTAAGCTGAATTTTTCTTTCGCCATCATTCCATTCAATTCTTTTTCGAATACATGATAATCCCCACCATAGGACTCTTCCACATAAGGAAATGAATCCATTGTGAAAATTACAGGGATTTCCACCTTCTGTATCTTTATTTTATTTCTATTTATATCAACGTTAACTAAATCACTTAAACGTGCCATAATATCACTCCTTATTGTCCTGTAGTTCCACCTAGTTGCGCTAATTGAGATTCATCGCAAATAACTTGTTTTAAGAAATCAGTAACTTTAATTCCTTTTGCTTCTGGGTCACCAGTATCTAATTCAGCTTGTGTAACATCGTTAAATAACAATGGATCTGCTGTAATTGTGTAAGCAACGTCGTCCACAGTCATTTCATCACCTTGTGTTTTCCAAGATTCTTCTATTGGAGCAACTGTACATTTTGGATACCAACGTAATACTTTTGTTCCATCATTCAGTGGAAATACAACACCTACTGCAAACTTTGGATATTCTTTCGCCTTTGCAGTTTCAAAAGACACGCCTTTTTTACGTGTTTTTGCAAAGATTTTATCTTTTACTTCACGGTTTAGACCGGCAAGGTTAAACGCTAGTCCGAACGCTGTATTTTTTACGATATTAATGATTTTTTTATTAGAAGCCCACTTTGTAAAGTTTGTAGAAGTAGTGGAAATCGTCAAATCAGAAATATTTGTTTGCTTATAAATATCCTCTTCATAAGTAGGAAGTGCATCTGATGTTTCGGCGCCTTCCATCATGCATAGATATAACTCTTCAATCCCTACGGAATATTGAATCTCTTTATTTACAATTGGCATATTTATTATCCTCACATTCTATCTAATATTTTTTGTGCCATAATATCGGCAATTTTGTCACCTTCTGCATCGAAAGTGTTTTGAGAAAAATGAAGTCCTTTTACTCGACCTTTACCGTTTGCTTTTTTATGACCATGTTCAGCTAAATACCAATACCATGCTGCATCTTCAAATTCCACAGATACACGATCATTTTTCGCAACAACTTTCAAGCTCTCTTTCAAATGTGTTCGCTTGTTCTTATTCGACATTTTAATGCGTTTTTTTAATTCCGCTGCAAAATACTTCGCTGCTTCATCTAGTACATCAAGACTTACTTGTTTATCAACCCTTAATAACGTATTGATATCTTCTAATGCTTCAGCGAATCCATTATTATTAGAAGCCATTACTGAATACACCTTACATACGTTATAAATTGTGTTATAGTATCGTCATTCTCGTCATAGGGATAACCTTCAAATGAATCGTAGGAAACGCCAGCATCATTAAAAACAGCCTTTAACGGTTCATAATCCTTCTCAGTACCTTTTGTAATAACTGCAATCTGATAAAGCGGCATTGATTTCAAGACCTTATTAGAAGCCCTTTTATGCCGTTCATTCACAAATTCATACACAATATAAGGGTAATCTGCTCCTGTAGGTGCACTATCACGAGAAACTGGAATACCAGATTGTTTCATAAGGGCTCGTAACTGTTCAAAGCTAATTTGCATAAGACAGTGACACCTCCATCAAACGGTCTTCTTCTTTTACGTAAATACGCTCAATATCGTAAATACGACCACCAACTTTTACACGGTAATCCTTTTGATTGTTTTCAATCTCCCGATCAATACGAACCTCAATTTTCTTTACAATTTCATTCGTATCTTTTGTTGTGAATTTATCAGTGGCGGTTACGCCAATGTTGTTATATTTCATGTTACGAACTTTCGGATAGACCATCACAACACGGTCTGTTTCAGGATCAATGGTTTCTCCTAATTTAAGTAGCTCACCCATCCATTTGAGTTTATTCGTCTGTCTCTTCATCGACAAAAACCTCCTGGACAAAGAACGGTGTTAAAGCATCAAGTGCTTGTTCTAATTCTTTTTCAGCGACCCTGTAATCATAGAAAATGCCGGCTACCATAATAATTAAATACTCGGTCTGTTTGCCTGTCGCATTTTTTACATAAGTCTTTGCTTGATTAATATAAAAAGAGAGCATGGTTTCATCCATACCCTCTTCCCAATGAATATGAGATTTTAATTTCTCAATTAATTCTTCCATATTAAGCACCTGGCTTAACTTCACCAACTTCATAACGGTAAACAGCTGGTTCGAATGGAGAATAAATCAACTGTCCATCGATAAGGTTGTAAATTTGGAATCCAACCTGGTTTGTTCCAGCGTATTTTTCAATTAACTTTTGAAGTTCCATACCACCCTTAACTTCTTGAATGTGGAAGGCACTGAAATCACCAAAGTAGAATACAGGCGTTGTAACGTCTGTATCTGATTTATTTGCTGCATCTGTGAAATCAAGTGGGAATCCATCGTATTCATAAATGCCATTTGTTTTTGTAAGTAATTTACGACCATTGACATCCGTCATTCGATTTAAAAGATTATACGCTGCACGGTTTACAATCCATTTCGCCTTCTTAATTACTTCCGTAACTGGTACACCAGTCATAATTGTTAATTCATCTTGTAAAACTTGAGACCAACCTGCTTCTCCTACCTTTACAGGTACAGTTTCATAAAACGGAACTGATTTTTTAGCCAGAGCCCCAGGGTTTTCATTTCCAACATCATTACCTCGGAACATGAAATTTATTTCTTTACGTACATACGCTTTTTTCAATTCATCAATAACGATTTGTTCAATTTTCACACCAGTTCGTTTAAGAAGCTTTTTAGTAATTGTAGCTAATGCATCAAATTCCGCTGGATCTAAGTCAATTGAATCGAATTCAATATCAGTTGGTGTGATTTCTTTACCTGATTTCGCACGTTCTGTTTTTGATACATTTGCTTCCGCTTTTTTAACAAGTACAGGGTATTTTATATCAGCATCTGTAGACACATAAGTACCATATTTACGTAATAGGTTTTCTTCTTGCGCATAACTGATAACTTCTTTGGAAATTTCAACCGGAACAGTAACAGAACCATTGTTAATTTCGATACCTAAAGCACGTGCTTCCATTTCTGAAATATTACCTACGACAAAATTAGCAAATGCCGAACGAATCTCTATCTTTTTATTTTTAGTAGATTTATGACCTTCGGTAGAAAGAGCCGCTGCAATAGCCGCACTAATAACAGAGCGCTGTTCTTCTGATAGTTGTGTTTGTGTATTCGGATTTTCTTTTGCTGCTGGATCTTCTTTTTTCTCTGGATCATCGTCTTTCTTTTTGTTTGGGTCTTCTTCTTTTTCTTTCTCTTCTAATTTTGCTAATTCCTCAGAAATAGTTTGAATTTCTTTTGTTAATTGCTCTACTTCGGCTTTTACAGCTGTTAATTCTTCTGAACGAACTTCATTTTTTTCTACTTTCCCTTGTAATTCTGCTAATCGAGATTTCGTTCTTTTTAAAGATGCGTTTAAGATTTCTTTTAGATTCATGTTAATTTTCCTCCAAGACTTTTTTTATTTGTTTAATAATGTTGTTTCTTTCTCCTGTATCATCTTCCACAACTGTTTTTACAGCTGCTTCTTCACTTCTCATTTCAATCATGGCTGTATTTTCGCCCCTGGTTTCAATGGAAGTCGCAACATAAGCTGGTGTCATATCCAAAATAGAAACTTCTAAAAGCTCTAATTCTTCAATAGAACGTTTTTGAACACCAGATTCGCCCTCTTCCCATGAATCTTTTTCAGAAACAAAACCAAATGACCAACCACGCAATTCTTTATCCTTGGCTTTTTGAATCACTTGTTCATCTGTAACCGTAGCAATGGCTCTTAAACCAATATTGTCTTCATACAATTCCAGATTTCCGTTTTCAATAGAACCAAGTTTTCTAGTTTTATCATGATTAAAAAGCAAGTCCACATTCTTTGCTTTCTTTAACGCTTTTTCAAACGTCTTTGGGATAATCTTCTCTTTGAAATATCCTCTTGGTGAAGGCAACATGCGACTTTCTCTGTCCACAACATTTACATAACCATCAAGTATGACTTGATTTCCTCGGACCTCAATTTTCATTCTCTTCACCTCCTCCCAATGAACCATCCGCCGCTTCTTTCTTGCCGATTTCAGTTAAATCATTTGAAATATAAATAGCTTGTGATTCCTTTGTATTTTGTTTAGGGAATCCGAGCATATCAGCAACGTTGTCAGGTGAAGTAATGGCTGTACGCACAAGGTTATAACCAATATTTGTCTTGTTGCTATAAGTAACAAAATCAAGAATATTAATTTTGAATTTAATTCGTTTTCCTGAATTCTGGCCATAAAAAAGAAGACTCAAATGGTCTTCGAAATTTTTCATTATAGGTCTTACTGCTTTGTTGTGGATATACATCATTGCTTTTTCAATATCTTCTTTGATTAACTCTGTGTATGTATCCACATTTATGCCTAAAAACTTGCCTAAGTCTTTCTTATATACATTTAGATATGCCAAGGTCTTTTCGTCGTCTAGCGGGCTTTTAAGCGTGTCAATTGAGTACCCTTTTCCAAGTGGAATCATTTTTACAGACCTTGCTTCATCGATTGATTCCAGTTGATCTAAAATTGCATTGATTAACTTTGACTGTGCACCATTCTGTGGATTGATATGGGCATCCAAATTTAACAAGAATGCTAATAGCCCACCCTTTTTATATTTGTCAGTCAGAGTTTTCTCGGCTGACATAACACCCTCGAGCGTATCTCTTCCCAAATCAAGAAGACCTTTTCCTCTTAAATGATCTGCGCCAATATTTTTCACATGACGAATCATAAAAGGCGGAATTTCGTGACCACCAATATTAAAATGCTCTACTAAATTATCATCTAACTCTGTAAAAACATTTGAAGCTAAATGTATTTGAGCACCATTTAATATAGGGAATGTTTCTCCCTCAAGTAAATAGGTGTTTGTCATTAATTTAATGAACTCAGATTGTGTTAGATAATTGTTAGGGTTACTTAAGATTTGGAGTGCAATATCATCTTTGATTTCATTACCAAATTCATCTTCCACAACAATATCAGCCAATACCATTTGATTACTAATGTCTTGCAACAACTCGTAAACATCACTAGATTGCAAGATGTTTGAATCCGTAACATACACACCGCCGTAACGTATGCTTTTTCCTAAAACATCATCGAGATAACCGCGCTTTTCAGCTTTTTTAAATAAGTAATTTGAAAACCTATCCCTTAAACCCAATTTTTCACCGCCTTTCACGACTTATCTTCCTTACGGAAATTATATATATTCTGCCTCATAATACGGATTAATCTATTGTAATTTCCACAAAGTTCTATATGATCTTCTCTTTCGACTTCTTGAAAGAAATTGCAATTTTTAATAACCTGATCCATAAGAGCTACTCTCTCTGCGACTTCCTCCTGCAACAAATGATACTTTTCATAAAGAATTGGTCGAACCTCTTTTTGATATACATTAAAATCAAATTCTTCAAGCTTATCAGCTACATCGATTACTACTGAATTTTCCCCATGAATTTTAAGGATTTTATTATAAACTTCTAAGGTTTCTTTCAATTCATTTCTTTTTTCTTTTTTCTCATCTCGAATAACTTGTTGCTCAAATAAATCCTTTTGAGTTTTTCTACTCCATAGCTGAGTTAAGTAAACAGCCCCCAAAGTAGCTACAGCTGTTGTAATAGAAGAAAATAACGGTATAAAATCTTTCATAATAGCACTTCCTTATCAATTAATATTTATATTTAGTATAACTGATAAGATATAAAACTACTTTTTTATCGATAAATATCACCAATCAATTCATCCATACCTTCTTCTGTTATGCTGTCCATAACCATCATAGTTTCTTTATGAGCACATAAAAAAGCAACAAATCCATCAATCTTCTTTTTGGACTGTCGCTTACTCGGTGCTTTCATTCCATTGATATTTGTTACAACTACAACATTAAGTGCGCAATAAACAAACAAAGGATTATCGGTCATTATGCGTTTTTCATAAATAAGTATTTCTGAATCATCCATCATCGCATTCATAACGTTAGGGTACTGACCTACAGAAATACATTCAAGACCAAGATTCTCAAGTTTTTCAATTAACTTTTGAGACATCGCTGGATCATAGTTTATTTGTTGTACATCATACAAATTTAGGCATTCCACAATATAATCCATAACCTGGTCTTGGTTTATCATCTTGCCATCACAAAAAGTAACAAAACCACGTTCAACCATATCAGTATATGGAACGTTATCTTCTTTTTCACGATGTTCAATATCTTCATTAGGTACAAAATACATTTGTTTAACCTTTAATATTGACTTTCCATCCTCGGTATAACCAGAGTTAGGGAAATTCAGGCTCACACATGTTAAATCGGTTGTTTTCGATAAGTCTAAACCGATATAGCAAGTTTCACCTATTAAATCACCCAGGTCTTCCACCAGAACATGTTCAACTTGTCCTTGCTCAAAGAAATTTTCAGCTCCATTTACGAATACATTTAAATGTTTAGAAAGGAATTCGGCTTTTTTATGCGCGGAACGTGATGCTGAGATGAATTCTGTTTCAAGCGCACTCATCGTTACAGACACACCGATATTCGGATTAACCATTGCCCAAACATTACGGTCTGTCCAGTCATAATTCTTGTTAGGCTCATATATCATGACAAAACTTGAATCATTATCATCACGTTTCAATACTTCTTTTGCTTCACGATATACTCGCATACCAACCGATGAAGAGCCTTTACCAGCTGTACTAATATTAAACATAATCGGCTCAGCACGGGAAACCTGTGCTGATTTAAAGTTATCGTACTGATCCATATTTTCTTGAGCATGAAGTTCATCATTTAGAATGAAGTGTGGATTGGAACCCTCAATGGATTGAATGTTTTTACTCATTACAATGAATTGGTTTTGATAAGCCAAATCATCACGAATATAATCATATGTCACACTAGAAATTGTCCCTTTTGGGCCTTTATAAATGTGTGAGCAATCCATTAATACATCATGGTTCATAATTGTTGCTGCAAATGGCTTTGCTGCATATTGAGCCTGGTTAAAATCACTCGCACAACAATAACAATCGGCACTAAGTACTCCTTCACCGTACATCGCATAACCAAGAGCACCAACACCGATTAAAGTTTTACCATTCTTCTTAGGAACCTGAATGTAAGCTTCACGAGTAACTCGGACAATTTGTCCTTTTTCATTCTCATGGACCCATCCATAGATCCAGGAATAAGCAAACTTCTCCCAATCCTCCAGGATAAAAGGTTGGCCAGCTAAATCACCTTTAGTATGACGGACAAACGTTTCAACCCAATCCATCATTTCATTTGCTCGGTCCACATCGAACCAAATATCTTTACGCTTTTTCCATTTATAATAACGATCTACCATTGCTTTGATAGTATCGGGATATTTTTTAGGATTCTTTCTTACTTGTTTTGCATAAATATCTGCATAATTAACGCCATGTTCAATCATTTTGCACCACGCCATTTTGCACGATGTTTATCTAATTCACTAACCTTTGCTGTAGGTTTTTCCACCTCTTCATTTTTCCCGACGGTAGAACCACCAGTGACATATTTACCCGGTTTAGCCTTATTAGTAAGCCCTAATAAATCCAATGCTTTTGTTTTTTTATCAGCCCAAGTTTCTACTTGTTGCGCCAACGGATGCTTTGAATTATTTGTGGCTCCCGCTTTATTCGTATGCCGTTGAGTAGGCGGAAATCCTTTCTCTTTCCATTCGATAAACATCGTCATATAAACTTCAAATATATCTAAATACGATTCAATTAACGGATCTAAAGTAAGGGTGTAAATATCTGCATCACGCATTATTTTTAATATCCGATTTTTCTCAGCTTCTGTTTTATCGGCAACAATTTTTTGACGCTCTTTTTTCGTAGACATTTCACACCCCCCTTTATTTTTTTAAAAATGTTGTCTAACGATAGAAATGCCCCCTACGCTACCTATCCTTCCCAGAGGACAAATTTTAATTTTTGATAGGGGGGCTTTTGTATTTCTCTACAAATTTACAATTCGTTGGTCCGTTACATTTTGGACATTTCAAACCTTCACGTAACTTATGTGTTGCTTCTGTCCATCCACATTTCTTTTTCATACAATAGTATAGTGTTTTCTTTTGTTTCATTAACGATCACCTCATCTACTAAAGTAACTTGGGAAAACTGTTTTCTTTTTGTCTTCATTCTCTTCGATTGTATGACAAACTGGACAAAGTAACCTTAAGTTATTCTCTTCTAATTTAAGTGTTTCATCTTGTTTAATTGGTATTACATGATGAACATGAGCACTTCGACCAAAGACGAACCTTCCACATCGTTGACAGCAGCCATTCTCTCTTTCGTATACCTTTGACCTAACATACTTCCATGCATCAGTACGATAGAATGGTTTGTTATCATGATGATAGATATTCTTCTTATCTTTCTTCTTCCTTGGTTTGTTACGCTTATGTTCTTCACAGTAACGCCCTTTGCTTATCTTGTTACGGCAGCCGTTAAAGTCACAGTACTTCATGATAGTAAGTCAATGATGTCTTCTTTCTTTTTCATATCAGAAGGAATCTCAACGCCTAACTCATCAGCATACTCACGTAACTGTTTGACTGTCATATTACTTAGTACTGGCACTTCACTAACCACTGTCGTGTCTAAACCATTTGCCATATCTACACCAATGAGCATACTCTCAGGATTAACAGTTACTAAAAAGTCAGGGTCTACATTATGAGGAACAAATAGACTCTTCTTCTTTTCATTATCCCAATACTCTGTACCTGATATTGTTTTTCTAATTTCAGTAATCATTGTTATCTCACTCCTATTAGCTTTAATTTATCAATCCCTTGTATAGGCAACCTGATAAATCCCAACAAAAAAACATCTCATAAAGAGATGCTTTAGAAATCTGCCCATTTTACTCTCTTAAAACTATTTCCTGCAATTCCTTCCTTCCCAACCGCTACTAATACTGCTTTATTTTCTTTCCAACGAATCCATAGTTCTACGAACCCTGATACCAATGGACCCTTAAAGTCTCTCTTCATATAACTAAATTCCCCTGCATTAGGATTTTTAGATTCATGGGTTTCACTACCTAATTCTATTCCTAAAAAATATAGTGTCCCTGTACCTTTATAACCACCATCAACAGCCTCCATATCTAAGTCTGCATAAAGCCCTGGTATACCTGGTATCGGAATTTTTATCACAAGTATCTCTCCTTTCTTATTCATCTTATATTTCTCTCACAAAAGGCTTTTTTATTCATTGAAAATAAAATAATAAGAGCAACCGTGCACCAGTTGCCCTTTCGTCAATTTCTTATGTTATTACTATAATCGATATTTTCAAGAGTTAACATTCATAAAACTGGGTGTCAGTAAAGTGCCAGTTCTTCAGCGAACTTTATTCTTTTTATTATTTCAGCATGTTTCTTATAGATATAACTAGAACTGTAATTCATATCCTCAGCTATTTCTTCTAACGTCATTCCGTCCACATACTTCATTTTCAACACTTTATTTTCTAATCCTTTGAACTTACTAATTAGCTCTAATAAATCATGCATTGCATTCATCTTATGTGCTAATTCATATTCAATTGCTTCAATACGTTCTTCTACCTTCGCACCTTCCGACTCAGCAGTTAAACGTACATCTCGCAAATCACCACTGACCCAGCGTTTTAATTCAGCTTTTGTTTTATCTAAGTTGTAATCTAAGTATGCGATTCGTTCTTCTAATTTCTGATAGTCTTTCAGCCAGTCAAACAAATGATGATTCACCTACTTTCTTTTTGAAACCTACTTTTTTACCAAACTATTCCTTTTAAATTTGCTATACTAATAATAAAAACCAACCAAGAGAGGATAAACTATGTCAAACAAACTTGATTCTAATTACCTTTTATTACACCTTGGATTATACGATCCTATCGAATTTGACGAGACTCACGTTCGCACACTAGAAACAATGTTCAATAGCCCTGAAAACCTTCAATTTGATTGCTATTGTACCCAATGTAAAAAGGAATCTACTTTTAAATATTCCGAGATCAGAGGCTACACACGAGCCCTCAGTCCAAACAGTTTTATTGCTAAAGCTAAATTAAACAGCTATTCAGTACCTATTAATTTAATGTTTACATGCCAAAGGGATGCCCTACATATTTACACATTCTCCTTCCGAATTACTGATGATAAAATAACAAAGATTGGACAATTCCCTTCTATTGCGTCTTTAGAAGTACATACTATAGACAAGTACCGTAAGATTCTAAGTGATGATTATCGCGATTTTTCTAAAGCTATTGGACTTTATTCTCATGGAATTGGCGCTGGTTCTTTCGTCTACCTACGTAGAATTTTTGAAAATCTTATTGAAGAGTGCAGACTAAAAGCACAAAAAGATTCTTCATTTAACGATACCGATTTCCAAGGATCTAAGATGGACCAAAAAATACTAATGTTAAAATCTTATCTTCCAAACTTTCTTGTTGAAAATAGAAAACTATATGGAATTTTAAGCAAAGGAATACATGAATTAGACGAAAAAACATGTTTAGAATTATTCCCTAATGTCCAGATTGCAATTGAATTAATACTTGATGAAAAAATCCATCAACTTGAAAAGGAAAGTAAGGTTCAATCAGCTAGAAGATTTATCGCAGCCACTGTTGAAAAATATAAGAAATAAAACATTCGACCATCCTTTTTAGGGTGGTTTTATCTTTACTTTCCACTTAAAAACTATAAATTTCATAAAACAAGTTTATTTGCCTTTCTAAGACGTTTTACCGTCCACATGATGAATTACATTAGGTAAGAAGAACACCTTAGTTTTTTCTTAATCTGAAAAGCCGTTTTTTCGGCAAAGTACTTAAAATATTTATTCAGCAACTTTTTCATCATCAACTAGTTTTAATTGACCAGGAGCAACTTCCGTTGTTCCATCAGGATTAACTTTATAATCTACACCTTCATGTGGTTCTTCATAGAACTCATCAATCGACATTTGAGAAGGCTCAAGAATAATATCGACATTGCCACCAGCAAAAGGATAAAGCTGATTTACTACACTTTTTGCATCACGTTTTACATTTAATTTAATTGCTGTTTTCTTGCTATCACGTTGAATATTAACGAACTCCGCGCCAATTGGTTCAACTTCACTTTTCTCCACAGTTAGATGAACAATTGTACCTGGCATTTTTAATAATTCATCAGCATGTGGTAATTCATCACTTAATACATGGAACATTAAAACTTCCTTTTTATCGTCCTTTTGCATTTTCTTGAATAATACGTTCAAATTTACCTTTGTCATGGTTTAGGCTCCTTTTGTATTAGATTGATATTAGAACTAAAGTTTTCCTGTTATTTCTGTACATTTCTAGCCTTAGAAAGTCTTTCAGCCGCTTTCTGTCTTTGCTCTTCCGTCATAACTCGTAAATTCTTCATTGTTACTTGTTTTTCTTGAAGAACACCTTTAACAGCTGTTGGTCTTCCATCCTCTTCTTCTAAGGTTTGTAACTCACATAAATTAGCTAGTTTCCGAATGTGTTTTGGTACAGTAGAGTAAACGTTCCACTCTCCTGTGCTATAGTCAAAAACCAATGTAGTTTCTTGTTCTTCACGAGAATAAATCATTATTAATTCGACACCTTTCGACATTTTTCTTTCGTGACTTTACCTCTTTATAAATTTCTTCAAGCTGTATTAAAGATAATTCATAAAGCTGTAATCCTTCTGGTGTTTTAAAATATCCCATTTGTATTAATTCTGATTTATAAAAGTCCCTTCGGGCTTCAATTGTTCTTGATGTCATCATATGAATCCTTTCTTTAGATACTCACGAGCCATATATAAGAAATGATGATATATGTAATTACCAGTTGTAGCTGGCTCAATAAATACTGTTGAAAATCCATATCGTACTTCAAATGTTTTTAAACTACCAAGCAATGATTCTGGTTTATATTGACTTCGGTACTCACCTTTTAATATTTTGTGATAGCCTTGTAGATCTTCCACAAGAAGAACAAATGGATGTTTAGATGCACGAATCAATTCATTTTCAAAACGTGTACGGTCTTTAATCGATTGGACCAATTCATCTACACCGTTTTTTCGTTCTACCCCAGCACTTAAATAAACATCTCGTGTAATCCCCATTTCAGGATTCTTAGGAATTACGGCTGAATAATCAGCTGTATCTATTTTACGAAGTCTGAATGGAACATTCTTTTTTCGAAAATAATCAAGTACATGCTGATTCTTTTGTTCCCTGGTATCTACCATAATTTCTAATGTATCCAGGATTTCTTTTAATTCCTTATCTGAATATCGATAATGAATGTCTGGCATTTATTTCACCTTCCTAAAGTGCGACATTGCACGATTGAATATTTCTTGTGAAAGCTCGTCCGTTAATTTATTTTCATAGTTGGCCACAGATTCTTTTACATACAACCAACCATTAAGCGAAAAGTTTAATGTTAATTCCATGACCAACCTTGCTGCAGCTTCATCATGATTGAACCAATCATTTATTTTCGGGTTCATATCTTGTTCAACACCGATAAAAAAATTAATAATTTTATCTATCGTTTGTTTTACCGAATGATCTTGATCCGAATAATTCCCTTGCAAATATTTAACGATTCGTAGCTTGTATTCTTTAATAACCGATTCAACTTCAGGAGCAATCTTTTCATGGTTCTCAATATATAAATCATTTCCATCAAGAACGAGCTTCGCTCCCATCGATTGAACATCAGCACATATTTGTTTCGGATGCATATTACACCTCTTTTTTAAGAAGTTACTAAATAGTTACTAAGTTATTTAAAAAGTAACTCGCTCAAACCCAGTCGTATCAAGGGTTTACGTCACTTTTAGTTATCAAAGTTACTAAAGTTACCCGTTTTTCTATTAAAGTCCTATATATATATTATTTTTTTATTTATTTATTTTCTTAAGAGCCGATATAGGAAATTCAGTAACTTAAGTAACTATTTATCTAAAAACATTGTTATATCAACGTTTATACGAGTTACTAAAAAAATAATTAAGTAACTCTTTAGTAACTCCGCCTTAAAGTTTTTTCCTATTTATAGGAGTTACCTTGTTTTCATCTTCATTTTCAGTTGAAAATAAATTGGAAGCAGCAAGTTTATTTAATGTAATTCCAAGAATAAAGTTTTTATTTCCTGTACCTTTTTCTTTTTTAAACCCGCGAACTTCTAATTGACGATAAAAAGCACGGTTTTTTAATTCCAATTCGTTATTTTGATAACACCATTTTGTATAATTTTCATACAGCGACTTCGCTTCAATTCTCACTGAAGAATTCACTGTACAATTCTCATCAATGAACGGTGCTAATATATCCATATCCTCACGATATTCAGCTGTCGCTGCCTTCACAGCTTCAGGAGCACGTAAGCCTTCTGTCTGCCACTTCATGCAGCCTTCCACAGCCCAACGCAAGACACCTGGCATTTCTTTTGCTAATCTATCAGGCAAATCATAATCAATCTTGTCTTTCGGTATCGTTACGGTAAATGGAATAAGCATAATCCTTCTCCAAATACCTTCATCCGAACCTTTAACAATTGGCTTATGATTGGTAGTGAAAAACACTTTAAACTCTGGTGTAAATTCAAAGTATTCCTGGCGCAAGAAACGAGCTGACATCTTTTCTCCACCAGTAATTTGTTTAACCAGGGCTTCAGATAATTGTTGCCCCTCTTCACTCTCAACAGCTGAGACAAAACGCGCTCCATCAAGTCGGGCCACATCATTATTGATTCCTGAATCATTTCTCTTCTTCAAGAACGTGTCACTGTTTGTCTGTCTTCCATAATCACCAAGTAGATCCTGGATGATATTAATAAAAGTAGACTTACCATTACGGCCATTACCAAATAAGAAAAACATTACTTGCTCTTTAGTCACACCTGTTAATGAATAACCGATTGCTTTCTGCAAATAGTTAATGAGTTCATGATCTGCTTCACCGGTATGTGTTTTAAAAATACTTTCCATGAAGGCCTTCCAGTTTGGACAGTCAGCATTTTTGTCATACTTGATTGGAGAAAGCTTTGTTAATAACAAGTCACGATCATGCGGCAATAATTCACCGGTCTTTAAATCAATAACTCCGTTATCACAGTTAAATAGAAAGTTATGAGAATCTAATTCTTTCTTTTTAACAGATACCATTGGTCGCACGTCCAAGATGCTATTTATCCGGATGGACCGTCTTTCACATTTCTTTGCCCAATCATGCAACAACTTTGACTGATATTTATCTTCTGCAGCTTTAGCTTCTCCATATATGGCTCTAAGTGTTTTGGCCGTGATAGCTTCAATTTGTCTCTTACTATCTTCATGCCAATGCTTGCCGTTCCATATAAGCCATTCCAACTCGTTGCAGTACCGAACATTTTCACCATGATAATATGCAATACGTTCTGCGTTTCCTAACTCGGTTAAATGAAACTTTGGTGCTTCATCGATAATTTCTTCAGTATCTTCAATTGAGTTATCAGAAATATAAACTTCATACTTTTTCTCTTCAAGCGGTTCGTAATCAGCTATTGTGGAAGGCGTTGAAAGAATCGCTGTATCAATTGTCATTTGTCCATATGTACGGCCATCACTTGAATGTGGCTTATCCCACTTCTCACGAAGTAATGAAGACTCTCTAAACATTGAATCCATCTTTGCTGAATCTTTATCCGTCCAAAATGCTAAATGATTACATAGGGCCATATCAGTTGAAGAATGATCACCGTTAATCAACATGCCCTGGAATAAATCTTTAATGGCTGCACCGCTTTTACTATCAAACATTCGCTCCCACAATTCTACATTTGATAGACTAGTAATATCTTCTCTTTCAAACGAAGTAGTGCTTTGCTTCTTTTCAGGCTTTGGCTTTTCTTTCAAATACTTCTCAAATAAAGCTTTTAATTCATCTGTTCTATCTTCCACAGGAACTTGATCTAAGCAGTCACCTGTGAAAGTGAAATAACGTCCGTGTCTATATACTTCCAATCCAAGGTCTACATTTTTACGTCCCGTACCTGGTCCTTTAAGTGGTAGCGTCCCTTTTGCAATGATGTGGATGCCGTCCCCGCTTGGTGAATATTCTGTGTAACTATTTAATATCTCAATCACGTCTTCAGCTAAATCTGTAAGTGCTCCCTCTTGGATACAATGGTCAATATCAATGCCTACAAATGGATCGTCTTTAGAAAACATAAACCCGATTCCATCATATCCACCTTGCTCATAGAATTTAATAATTGTTGGGAACGTTGACCAGCTCCGCTTATTATTTGATTGAGCCATTTCCCCATTGATTTGATAAGGAACTTTCGTTTTCTTACCATTTCTTACTTCTGACCGCCATAAGATCCAATGAGGAGTGTTTTTAAGTTCTGTCGGTATTTGATTAAAGTTATATCTCATTTGATTACTCCCTTTTGAAAAGGGAGCTATTAACAGCTCCCCTCTATTTGAATCTTGTTAATTTATTTTTAGAATGGTACATCTGAATCATTAACTGGAACTGAAATTACTGGCGCTGAAGCCTGAGAAACCTTTAAACTTTTTACTTCTGGATAACCATTGTTATTTAAAGCAACAGATACACGAAGGTGTTTATTTAAGAATGCATCCGCCCATTCCTTAAACGAACCGAATTGAATACCATCAGGAAATTGTGCTGCTTTAGATGCCGCTTGGAATCTCCACATTGTATTGTCAGCAACAGTAAAGTTATCAAAAAGAATTTTCTGTCCTTGGCACGGTTGCTCTACATCAGAACGAATTTCATAATCTACAACTACGCGATTATTTCCTGACTGGGCTTTCTTTAATTCATAATTAACAACTGTTACTTCATATTCACCTGGCTTAATTGCTTCGAATTCCTTAACTTGACTGTGATCTACTTTAAACATTTAAAATTCCCCCTTAGTTTTTTGATCCTTGTAATCTTTCTAATGCGACGGATAAATATTTCATATTGAAATCTTCAAGCTTTTGATTAGTTTTAAATTCAATTTCAGAAAGCATCTTCGCTGCGTCATCACTCGTACTAACAATTTCTTTAATTTGAGCAATAAGTGTATTTCTTTCATTTTCTTCCTCAGCCTTTACATCAATACCTAACTCAAGCCATTGATACAGCTTGCGACCTACTTCAGCAGTAATCTTCTGTGGGTGTCCTTCGAACATTTGCGTATTATCCTTTGAAGTATCAGCTATATGATCAATGTCGATAACGAAATTAAGCATGAACTCATATTCCATTTCATCCTTTTGCACCGGCTTAGTACCAACTTTACGTGGGGCCATCTTTCCATTTGCATCAGGTTCTACTACATACTCAGTTTTAGTTCGCAAAGTTGCTAATATATGAACGTTGTTCTGAGTTAACGTTTTTATTAATTTAGTAGTTTCAGATGAAAGCTTGCCCCAGTTTTGAAATGAGTTACCAGACATTTCACCATGTGTTTCTATAATGCCGCCTTCACCTTGCCAGTTATGCGACAAGGAATCGATGATAATTACTTCAGCACCAGCATTCTTCATAACTCGAACCGCTTCGTTATATCTTTCAGTTGTGTACGGTGGAGTGAAATTAATATGAAGGAAGTTCCCTATTTTCGTTTCTCCATACACAAGACCTACATGAAGTTTTGAGCGTTCATGCTCTGTATCGATAACGCCAATTTTCTTCCACAATTCTTCTTCTGATAAATCAGGATAAGCTTCTTGCATCATTCCAAAAGCTGTTAGTAATGCACTACCCGTTTTACCTGAACCACTACAACCGATAAAACCAATAACGGCTTTCATCTTTTCACGTTTGGCTTCTGTTACTTGAAACATTTAATCACCCCTATTCTTTAGTATCTAATTCTGTAGCTTTATTTTGCAGACTCTCTAGCATTTGTGGAATATTAAGCCTTTGAATAATGTCTACGGATAACTGTTCTTTTAGATTGTTTTCAAGCGCCTTGACTATTGTTTCCTCTGCGTCTTTTCTTGCAGTTTGAATCATCTTGCTAACTTTGGAAGTAAGCTCCTTAGCAAGATAATTTTGAATGAAATACTCACTTATGGATAACTTTCTATCCCCTGAATACTTAGCCTCTCGACCATGTTCATCAAGTGTTTTTTCTGTTAGGTACCGTTCATACCTCATACCAATAAACTCGCTAATCGGTATTAATTCCACTTCTGATCCCCAACCGCTTTTCTTATATGGTATTTTTAATTCATCGATTTTCTTTTCCAAGGATCCATGAATAAAATTATCTACAACCTCATTTGCTTTTTCCTCAACTTCACGTTCAATTTTCGCTAAAACCTTTTGTTCTGCTTTTTGAATCAATCTATCCTGTAAGCCACTGATAACTTGACTTTTGATTAAATCATCAAGATTTTCACCTTCCTCCAACCAATCTACATCTACTTCAATTTTCACTTTAGCCATCTTTATTAAACCTCCATTGAACGTCTTTTTATTCCAACAATCGGTTCTGTGTACCCAGCAAGCTCTAACTGCCTTTGAGCTTTTCTAAATACATAATCAATATTTTCATTTTCTTTTATATATCCGTCAGGATTTAAATGTTTATTAGGAATCCATACATTTTGATTTGTTCCACCTAATGTAAATCGCTTTGCTGAATAATTTTTGTAATTACGATTAATAAGTTTTAACTTTATTCCTTTGTAAAACTGAATCATTCCTATACTTCCACACTATAAGAAATAGATTCAGGCTTAACCGTAACCCCTGGAACAATTTGTCCATCCTCATCTACAATTACTTTTTCACCGCTAATTTCTTCAATCTTGAATTTCTTCTTCAAGTCACCCCATTTAACTTCTGTCTTTAGGCAATCATCAAGATGGTTTTCAATAGCATATTGAAGTACCTGGGCTTTATCTTTTTGCTCTGGCGCTTCACTACTCTTACGAGTTTTGGATTTACCATAAGGCGTACTAATCGTTTTCTTCTTTGGATCCGCTGCAAGTTGTTCCGCATGATAACGTTGGATATGAGTTTCAAAGAATGAAATACTATTGTGGATGGGCTTTAATTCACTTTGCTCCCATTGCTCAATACGGTCACGTTCAACATTTGCTAGTGTTGTGACTTTCTTTTCTTCTGCTTTAAGTGCAGTCAATTTACGAAATGCCCAATTAAGGCTTTCTAAATCATGAATTTCGAATCGTTGTTCCGCATCTTGTAATTCATCAACTTCCGCTAATTCAATTGCTTGTAATGAGTTCATCTATAAAACCTCCAAATTTATTTTTCGCTTCTTGTGCAGAATACAGTGAATAATATGTAACGCCGTTATTATCAAATGAAACTTCAAACGGATACTCCTTTGATACACGACTCACTATCATAGGCCTTAATTCCGCTTCCTGTAGCAAGAATTCAAGTGCTTTGTGAGTTACATGTACTTGATTATCACGAACACTGATAATCCCTTTGTCATATGCATTGTGGATGGCTTGTACACTTTCAGTGATTGTTTTAATATCCATCAATAAAACGCTCCTTTACATGAATTTGATTCATGCTATAATGACCTCAACATGTGTTTTTATTGAACCGTCAGCCCCAACTGGCGGTTTCTCCTTTTTATACAGCTCGAAAACATTCAACATTTTGCTGAGCAATTAAATAATTCTTTAGATTTCCTTCAAGTACGGCATCCTGTCCAAACATAAAATACTTATCATCTTGCTTAATTTCACAACCATAGAAATCTTCAATTGGATGATCAGGCTCCTTAGGTTCCTTTTCGACGATGTCTTCCACAAATATTGCATCGATATTACTTACTCCAATGTGGAATGGCACCTTTCCAGTAGCACCTTCATATTCAATTCCTGATAAAAAACCAAAACTATTTTTAAATGTTTTAAATTGTGCTGCCGTAAAACTAACCTTTGCACCTGATTTAAAAACCAACATTACTTCCTTCAATTAACTCACCTCCCTTCGAGCTGAAACCTTACGGTTCATTTCATACATCTTTCGCTTTGCTTCTAACTCAGTAATAAGTAATAACGCTGGGTTATTTCGCATCTCAGCACACTGTTGACGTACTAGAGATGCTTTCATTAATTTACTTGCGGATAATACTCCGTTCATAAATGGTCACCTCCCTTTTCTCTTGTTCAGCCTTACGAGCTGCTAAAATACGAGGAACTGAAGTTTTCATAAAAAACTCAGCCATCTTTAATGCCGTTTCCTCACTTGGCGGATTATCCAATATAGTTCGTTCCATTCATCTCACCATCCGCTCTAAAAACTTCATGTTTCATGAAGTTTGTTGGTAAAAAAATTTCTTCAATTCCTTTTCCAAACTTTTGAGCGATTAAAAACATTTCATTCGCTTTAAATTGAGTAACTCCATGCTCTTTGTTGACGTATGTTCTTTTATCAACTCCTATTAAGTCTGCCATATCCTGTTGATTTAACCTATTATACATACGTAACCTTACTAGTTTGTCTTGCAATGCTCCCACCTCCTCGTTAACGATTTTCATATTACATGAAGTTTTGACATAATTCAACATATTTTTTCATGATTTATGAAATTTATTTATTTTTTTCTTATTTCATGAAATTTTTAGTTTAAAACTTCATGAAATATGATATAATAGAACCTGAAAGTAGGTGAAACTTCATGAAACAAGATGTTTCTAAATATGTTGGTCAACAAATTAAAAACTTTAGGAAACTAAAGAAAATGACACAAAAAGAATTAGGATTACGAATAGGAAAAAAACATAATACAATTTCATCTTATGAAAATGGGACAAACGAACCTGAACAAGATGTACTATTTGCAATAGCACAAGCATTGGATATATCGATTAATGATTTGTTCCCACCAACGAATGAAGTATATAAGACAAATACTCCAACTATTTCTTTAGTAAGGGAATCTTCATATACTTATGTTCCAACTTCAATTTCAGCTGGTTTACCTCTAGAAATTGATGGAATGACAGAAATGGATTTGGAAACTATACATATTCCCGATGCATTAATGGGGAAATGGGCAGGTAGGGAAGATATTTTTATGACTCGTGTTAATGGTGACTCGATGAATAAAGTTATTCCACATACCTCTTTGATTGCGGTAAAAGAAGTGGCTTTAGAAGAGCTTTACGATAATGACATAGTTGTTTTTAGTAACGGCTGCGATTATTCTGTTAAACGTTTCTTTAATGATAAGGAAAATAAACGTTTAATATTCCGACCAGATTCATATGACAATCGTTTCTTTGATTACACAGTTCCTTATGAAGATGCTACGAATATAAAAATACACGGTAAAGTAGTAATGTACGTAGCTACATTAAACTAATACCTAGATCAATTAAATCTTTAGCGCTAGGAATTTAATGGACAGCCCGTACAGCTGTCCTCTTTTTAAAAGGAGAGATAAATAGTGACTGTTGGAATTTATATAAGAGTAAGCACTGAGGAACAAGTGCGAGATGGTTTCTCTATTTCAGCTCAACGTGAAAAGTTAAAAGCATATTGCGTGGCACAAGACTGGGATAAGTTTAAATTTTATGTAGATGAAGGCGTATCAGCAAAGGATACGAATCGACCACAATTAAGCATAATGTTAGACCATATCAAAAAAGGATTAATTAATACTGTTTTAGTTTATCGTCTAGATCGTCTAACACGTTCTGTTATGGATCTATACAAACTACTAGATACATTCGATAAATACAATTGTGCTTTTAAATCAGCAACAGAAGTTTATGATACTTCCACGGCTATGGGGAGAATGTTTATTACAATTGTGGCTGCATTAGCTCAATGGGAAAGAGAAAATTTAGGTGAACGTGTACGAATGGGACAATTAGAAAAGGCTCGCCAAGGAGAATATTCAGCAAAGGCCCCATTTGGATTTGATAAAAATGAGCATAGCAAATTAATTATAAATCTAGAAGAAAGTAAAGTAGTTTTGGATATGGTAAGAAAAATTGAAGAGGGTTACTCTATCAGACAACTCGCTGACCATTTAGACGGCTATACCAAGCCCATAAGAGGTTACAAATGGCATATACGCACCGTATTAGATATTCTTTCTAATCACGCCATGTACGGAGCGATAAGGTGGTCTAATGAGATAATAGAGAATGCGCACCCAGGAATTATTAAGAAGGATAGATTTATGAAGGTGCAACAACTACTATCTAGTCGCCAAAATTTTAAAAAACGTAAAACTACTTCTATCTTCATTTTTCAAATGAAATTACTTTGTCCTAATTGTGGAAATCATTTAACTTGTGAAAGAGTAATGTATCATAGAAAAAAAGATAATCAAGATATTGAACATAATCGATATCGTTGTCAGGCTTGTGTTCTAAATAAGAAAAAGGCTTTTTCCTCCAGCGAGAAAAAGATAGAGGTATCCTTTTTAAATTATGTTGAAAAATACAGATTCAAACAGGTACCGGAATTTCAAACAGAAGACAATGAAATTGATATCCTAAAGAAACAATTATCTAAAGTAGAACGACAAAGAGAAAAGTTTCAAAAAGCATGGTCAAACGATTTAATGACAGATGAAGAGTTTGCCAATCGAATGAAAGAAACAAAACAAGCGCTAGAATCGATAAAAGAAAAGTTGAAGTCTTTAAGTCCTAATAAAAACGAAGATATAGATGATGATGTTATAAAAGAAATTATAAATAATATTAAAAGCAATTGGTCACATTTATCATCTGATGAGAAAAAACAATTTATAAATATGTTCATAGAGAGTATCAAAATTGATAAAAAAGACGGAGTTACAGAAGTATTAGATATAGAATTTTATTAG